TATCAAAGTTGTTAATATCTTTTAATTTCCTCATAGGAACCGTACCAGGCATTGCCGGTCTTAGTGTTAACCAATATTTATATCTCATGTTTAATCCTCCTTAAAATACACTGATATCCACTTTTTAACATCCTTTTTAGGAACAAGATTTGCCTCATCTATACCATGATTCTATACCATACTTTCTCATCCATCTCTTATGCTCTATATCTCTATACTCTTCGATAGATATGTTATATGTATTTGCCAACTTTGTTTCTAACTCATCAAAGTATGGTCTAAATTTATCTATTACTTCATCATATACTTCATCATAAAGGTCAATACCTAGCTTATCTAACTCTGCATCACACTGCATATTCAGCTCCTTAATCTTCTCAAATAAAACTTTTCTTTCTTTTCTCATCTTGCTCATCTCCATAAATTAAATTTGTTTTTTGATTACATGCGTACGGTAACATACCTATCTACCATGTCAATAGTTTTTCCGATTATTTTTTTGGATTTTTCCAACAAATTTTTATAGTCACAAATGAACCACCCCTGGAATTAAAAAATGCAGATTATATTTAATAATCTGCATCAGCTTACTAGATCTCTATACCAATATAACTTTTTAAATCATAGTTGTATCCAGTTCCATCTCCAGGCCTTCTAGCTTGTCTAGCATTTCTTTTACATTCATAGTTTACCTCCATTATTAAGCTTCACTTTAACTATCATGCTACTTCTAATAACTTATATTTAATTTCTAACTATACAATAACAAAGTATTTTTAATTATGTCGGAATATTTTGAAGTTGTATACCTATTTAACATCTTTGTAGATATCTCTAATAAAGCATTTTCCCTTAACTTATTTGTACATTTCTTTGACTTACCATAATCTACATTACAAACTTTTATAGAGTCAGTGTATATAACAATCTCATACTCTAAGTTAAATAAACCTCGACGTGAAATTAACATACATGCACATTTACCCCTACTATCTTTTTCAAATACCAGTGGTAACATATCAAAATGTGATAGTGTTTTATACTTTGATAAATTATCTATTATCTTCTTTATTAACTCCACATTACCTTTGTCATCAAAATTTAACATACTTATTTAGCTCCTTTACCTTAAAACTCTTTTGGTGTATATACACTCATGAATTAAATTTGTTTTTTATTACGCCGCGTACGCTAACATAACCTATACTGATGTCAAGTGTTTTTTGATTTTTATTGGAATTTTCGTAATTATCAAGTTGAAAACTATATCTTATCTATTGTGAAAACATGTATCATATATTATAGTTCCAATTTCAATATCCACACATTCTTTATATTACCGGAATTTCAACCATTATTTTTAACGCCTCTTCTAAGATGTCCTTCTTATCTTTCCACTTTGTACACTCTTCAACATTATTAGGACTCGTTACTAATAGACCCATGCTACAATAGTTTATAGACTTAGTAATATCTGCTAATGTATTCTCTCTTATTTTACGCTTATCATTTATACTCATTTTACATCTCTCAATTCAATCTTAGACACGCTCTTTAAATTAAAAACATGCACTACTAAAACTTTTGTTTAAAATCCTCTCAACATCTTCTCTTTTATTTGACAACATCATTCTTGCTGTTACCTTATCTATATGTCCACCTGTAATGATTACTATCGCATCCGCTATTCTGTCACTTAACTCATACACTTCTCTGTATAACACATCTGCCTCTGCCTCATATCTGGCAGCTTTTTCAAAGTCCTGATGTTCTTCATCCATCCAGTATTCAGACATGTTCTCTTTTTCATTCATTTCTTTCTCAATCCCTTTAAGCCTATTCAGCATATCTTTTATTTGCATACTATAACCTCCTGTTAACCTTTATGATTGTTTCCGGCTATTCTTACTTTACTCTTTTCCTTGTCTTAGGTGACTTCTTTGCTTCCCAGCACCAATCAATGTGTTCCATAATTTTCTGACATGCTATCCTCTCTATTTCCTCGCTTGTCATACCGTCTTCTACTTCAAACTCTACTTCTATGTTCTTTCCTATGATATCTTCTAATACATTTGCTACTACCTTCATTATGTAACTCCTTTGTTTTTTATGTTTTTTATGTTTTTTATTACGCCGCGTACGCTAACATAACTAGCTTACATGTCAATAGTTTTTTGATTTTTTTTTTGGAATTTACTAAAAATAAAATTCACTTTAAAATGCCTCATATCGTATTTTAAGTACTTATATGTATATTTGTTGGATTGTTCCAAAACAAATGCTACCTGTGGCTATACGCTTTAAATACGGCTATATAAATTTACATCTATTATGCAGTTGTTTGATTAAACTCCACTTTTAAGTATCTAAGTCATTTTATATTTGAACCAGGTCAAACCTGGGTCATTCGGGTCAAAAACAGGGTCAAAACAGTCAAAATCGGGTCAAATTTGGGTCAAAAGTCGGGTCATTTGGGTTAATGTATTAGATGTTCAATTTAATTTGATATAATTATATTTGTTACTTCTATTACCCTGAAATGTAGTAAATATAAGGGTTTGGGGCTATTTCATCAAAAATGTTTTGTTAGGTTTCATGTTAGATTTCTTACAAGAAATCTTGTTAGGTTTCTTTACCAGAGATTAGATATTAGATAATAGATAATAGATATAATATATATGGTCATTTAAGCGTAATTTTGCAATAAAAAAGAGCCTCCCATATATTCATAGGAGGCGGTTCCACATAAAACTCTTAAATAAAAATTTGCTCTTATTTTAATCAATATCACATTTAATACTATTTAGTATAGATTTAGTTGAATATTTAATTTAAAAGCCTGCCTGTGGCTATAGATTGATTGTACAGCATATATCTTACTGTATTCATTATTAAATTTGATTGCCGTTAGCTTTTTCTGAATCTTTTCTCAATACATCAATAGCCTTTGCAATTATAGATGGTACCGGCACACCCATCAGCCCGGCATTCTCGATTATAGAAATGCTTTCATTTGCTACAAATGCTATGATAACTGCATCTTTTATGTATGTTGTATGCATTATGATATCAAGTCTTACTGCTACAAGTACTATAAGTAGTGCAACGCCTTTGCGGCATAAACCTTTAAATCCCGCTCTTGACTCAAGCGCACCATTCTCACTTTTCTTGCTTTTCTTAAATATGCCTGCGACCGCCAGACCTGTAATGTAGTCTACAGACATAAATACAATCAGTGTTATTAGTGCATCACTCCATCCTCCAAACATAGCTGCTATAAATCCTCCTATTGCTCCAACTGTTGAATACAAAATATTTGCTCTCATTTTAACCTTCCTTCCTACTCTGCTAAATCGTAATTTTTCAAATCAGGCTTAGATGTATCATACTCTTTCTGATACTTGCCATCAGCGTCAACCCAATAATACAGATCCTTACCATCCGCTTTTATATATGCATTTATTGCCATAACTCCTGATTTCGTAAGATAAAAAGACATTTCATCTACATTTATCCACTGTCCTGAGAGCATGGCTCCGTCGGCAGGATTCATATAGTACCAGTCGTCACCTTGCTTAAACCAGCCCTTAATCATATAGCCTTTTTGGTCGAATACATACCACCTGTCGTCTATGTATGCCCACCTGCCTGCTATGCGACTGTGTGGCGTGTCGGCATACCACCACTGGCCGTCTTTGTCTACATTCCAGCCAAGCGGATACTCTACCTGCACAGACTTAGTCTTCTCTGCTTTTCTGCCATTTTCAAGTGCTATAGCCGTGTGATGGAACTCATACAGAAGTATATCCCCCCTTTTAAGGTATTCATCTGATATTAAATACTTAGGAGATGATAACAGTTCAAATTCTCCTGTGCGTAAAAGTGCATTAGCCTCATTACCTGTATAAATATCTCCCGATACACTTATCCCAGCATAATTTACGCATACAGCCACTAAGGCACTGCAGTCGGTTTCACACGGTGTTTTTACATCCTCTATCTTCCAGCCGTTGGCCTTGCAAAGGCTATATAGAGTGGTTCTTTGGTTTTGGTCGTATCCTATATTATTATTCTTACAGGCTTTTTCCATGGCTACTGCTATCTTTTCCGCCTTATCAGGATTTTTAGGTCTAAGCACCTTGTTCCAAGGGCGATTGTACCACTCGCGTATCGCAACCTCTCTAAAATCCTGATCGCCTGCAACGCCACCGCTGTATCTGCCTCTTTCATCTCTGCTTGCCTGTCCTATTTTAATCATATTCTTTCCTTTCTCGAATTAAAAAAGAGGGAACAACTCCCCTCTTTCTGTTATTAAAATATCTTTTTTTGTTATCAAGCTACATCATCAAATACTCATCTGTCTTCATGAACTCTTCTACGGCTGCCCTGTACTTCTCCGGCACTTCGTCTATTATCATCAACCCATACTTAATTCTTGATGCATAAAATCTCACATACACTTTTAACTTTCTTTTACTGCTCATTTCCTTCTCCTTCCTCATCTGAACTCATCAATTCAACAAGCATGTTTGACAGGGCATCTATACGCCCTGTCAATGTTGCCTCTACCTGCTCCACTTTATCCATAGTCCTGAACATGAGTAATGCCTGTATCTGAGAAATTACTCCTGTATCATCCTTTACAAAATTTATAGTGATACCCTGCAATTTAAGGCCTGTTACAGTCTCCTCACTGCCATCACTTTGCACTGTCATAATCACTGTATTTGCATCAGTCAACTTGTCCTTAAGCTCATCAAGCTTTGCAAAGTTATCTATTACAGTGACAAAAGTGTCGCCGTAATGTGTTGATAATTCAATTTCAGTTTTGTCCTTCAATATCAATTTACTCATTATTTCACCTCAAATAGTTTTAATTTATCAATTCTATCTTTGTAAATGTTACGCTGCCTATAGCACTTGACATATTATAATCGCTATATGCACTGGCACATAGTGCAACAAATGCATCCTGATTTATGCTTGATGTATCGATAATCATCTCATATGTATCTCCATTGTATGTACTACCTGCATTTTCAGCTGAACTATGCATTTTATGCATTCCACCAATTAGACTGCTTCTATTTGCTGCATCATATAAGTGTACATATACATCAACTCCAGCTCTTCGATTGTAACTACCTGTATTCATTCTGACATCTAGTTTATACGTTATTTTTATCCACCTAAAAAATGTAAATAATATTGCTCTGTCAAGAACGAATCCAACATATTGTCCGCTAGACCAAAGATGAAAATTGCTTCCTGCTGAAACATTTATAGTTGTTCCGCCTGCATACCTTGAGTAGTTGCTTGCAGTGGCTGTCCTGTCACGATATATTCCAGCTTCCGGAAAATCCTTATTCGCCACTCCCCCTACATACAATGCATTGAAAGTGGCACCGTCAAAAACCGGTCTACCGATTCTATAATCTGGAAGTCCTCCAGGCACACCGAACATATTTACACCTTCACGAATATTTTCAGGAAGTACATACGGGGCAGGTAAAAACACATAATTTGCTCCTTGTATAAACGACCCATTTTTTATGCCAACAACAATTCCTCTTCCTACCCCAGGTAAATAGTAAGAAAATCCCTGCCCAGAATGACTAGAATTTGCAATGATTACATCACCATGACTAGCAATCCATCTTGGAATTGTTCCGGCAAATTTTACACCGTATTGGCTTGTGGCGGTTTGCCATTCTAATACCGAATCTGCCTGAGCGGTTCCTAAATTATTTGCATCTATGCAGACATGCGGATGTCCATCTGGGCGATTGTAGTAACCATTACCGTGTGGAAAATCCACATAAAAAACAGGATTATTTCTATCAGTCCAGTTGTCAATTCCAAATGTGGTCGATTTATTAACCCTGTAATTATTATCCTGCGTGTTAATGGATTTTATCTGACCCTGCTTTCCAAGCACATTAAGAGCACTCAGCATCTTACTTGCATCAATTCCAATAGCATTTGCAAGCACATCATACGGCACTATCGCCGCCGGCTTGTAATTACCATCTTTGGGATAGAACCCTTCCTCAAACCTCACGTGAACCTTATTTTCCCATGTCGCATTTACCACTTCCGATGCTGTATTCCAAGCACCGTATGTGTGTACAGTACCCCTTACTCCTGCTATAGTAAGACTACTCAGCATTTTATTTCCATCTACACCTGCTACGCTTGCC